ATGCCTTGCTCGTCGTCCAGGCATTGCCTGCCGCATCCACGGCACAACAAGCCGCTGCGAATTAGCGCGGCGACTCTAATTTTTTTCGCTGTTCTTTGGTCAAGTGCGTGGTCGCTAGCACCCTGCCCGCAACCTGAATCTGCTGCCGTTCGTCAAGTGTTTCCAGTAATTCCTCGCTAGCATCTGGCACGCACAGCTTGAACGCTTCCTCAGCCAACTCGAAGACCTTAACGACGTTTTCGGGCTGCGTTTTAACCGCGTCCATCTGCTGCAACAGTGCCACCAGCCGCCGCTTGCCGCGACCGCTTAAAGCCTTCGCAATAACTGTCTTTCCCCGCCCGTACTCGACTGGTATTTCGTCGCCCGGCTCAACTTGCACAATTCCGTCAGATTCCATTGTTTCCCCGAGGTTAAAATTAAGGTGCTGGGTTGAATGTGATTGACAATTCCTGGTCATTGACCGTGCCATCTTTTTGGCAAGCCAGTTCAATCTCGTCCGTGACCATTCCGTTACGGTCACCTTCCTGTTGGTTCATCACTTGCGCTTCGTCGGCGGCGACTACAAACGTTCCCCCACCGGTCGGAATTGAAAGCGAAAAGGCTGCCTGCGTCCCTGCAAGAAAAAGCCCGTTAATGTTGTTTGTCGCGACCAGTACCGATTCGGGATTCAGGCTGATTCGCGGGTTGCGATCCGTAATGATCCCAGTTGAAAATCCTGCGACCGTCGAAGCGTCTTCGCGCATCACGACGTTATTGCCGAGGTCAACCGTTACCTGCTCGACCTTTGCCGCTACCGAGTTGTAGGTGATCGTTGACGACGCAAATCGCAACGCCGGGTCAGTGGGGTACGTTGGCCCGATAAGTGCCGTGTCAGTTGGTGCCGCCCAAATTCCGGTAAACGTCCAGTCGATGTACGCCATCCGGCCCGCAGGGAACACTAATTGTGCAGTTCCGACAGCCCCATAAATCGACTTGAACATGCCGTCTTGAAAGCATCCGATCGTTAACGTTTTAACATTAGTTCCCGGCACTTCCGTCCTCGGTAAAAACGACGGGTCGTCATCAGCGAACCCGCAGCCAGGCAAAAGTACCGACGCCCAAGTCGGGAGTGTCGTTGCGTTGTAGCTGATGTCTGTGCGGAACGTCGCCGTTCCTGTGCGTGCACCCGGCACACCAGCCAAGCGATTAAATGCCCCTTGGGCCTCGCGTTCCTCAACTGTAATGTTCGGTTGAATCATTACGTTGTAGGCATTGTAGACGCCTTCTGACGCCGTTAGTGTTTCAGCAGTTCCTGCGGTCGCTTCGACCTTGGCGGCGAAAACTCGCTTGCGTTTCAGCAGTGGCATATTAAATTGCTCCGGTTTTTTTTAGTTTGATAAAGCGAACTCGCCTGTCGATTTGCTTGGTCAGTTCCTTGCGAACTTCCCGCCTAACTTTGCGCCCTGATTTTTGTTTGACAAACGCACCCCAAGGCGATGCCCCTTGCAGCTTGTAAAGCGGAAATGGGTTGTTCGTTGCTCGTGCAAAAACGTTATTCCCCATGCTCGCAACCATAAACGCACCCTCGATCCGTTTCCTGCCGCTGCGCTTACTGATCTTGTAGGCAACGCCTTTTTTTGTTTGCTTCGCCTTAAAGTCTCGCAACGGAATCCGCTCGGAATGTTGGAGCGTTACCTTTGCGTTTAGCTTGCGAGGTTTAGCCCTGTCCTTGCCTTTAATCTTTTCCTTCACTGTTTTCTGTGGTATGGCAAGCTCTTGAGTCACTTCTTGCGACATCAGCCGAGTTGCTTTCCGCACCGTTTCGTTGATTGCCTTTGCTGTTTCTTTTTTGATTTGAAAACTGCTGCCCTCAATCACTTTGGCGAGCCGCTTTAAGGCCCGGTTATTTGCCTCGACTTTTAGCATTAGTGACGCACCGTAAACGGGCTTGTCTCGCTCACCCGGTACATCACTTCGAGCGTCAGCGTTGCGCCCGTATGCTTGCCATCGTCTGACGTAAACCGTTCCGTATCTCCTAGGTTTGCGTTGTACGAACGCCCTCCAAAGGTGTGCCAGTCAACCGGCGTGGTAATCGCTTTCCGCATCGCCGCGTCGATAATGTTTTCCTGCGTCTGATCCGCCGCCGTTGCCCTGTCTGACTGCCGAACAAATCCGACGATTGCAAACGTCAGCAAGTGGGCGATTGCAGGCGGGTTGCCTTCGTGATCGCCCTCTGGGTCTCTTGCGTTGCTAGCCTGAATTACCGCGATTGTGTGGTTAGCCGGTGCCCATCCAGTGCCGTCGCGATTAACCCGTACCACGCTCGCCACATCAAACGCATAACCACCGGCGATAGTGATTGCCTGTAGCCGCGTGATTAGCGTTGTAGCGATCAATTCGGGAACGGGTGTGCTCATCAATTAACCTGGAACCGTACTAACCCACCTTCCACCGACTCGACAAAAACAATCTGCCGCACCTGTGGCGTTTCCCCTTGCCGCAGAGCCACGCTGTAGGTGTCGCTCCCGGTGTCAATTTCCGTCTTTGATATTCCAGTGGTTGCCGAGTCTTTGACCGTTACAAACGTTGCTAGTGCAGGTATTCCGGCATCCGTAATCGTCTGAACGTCGCGCTCAACGATCCCTTGGATTGACCGACCGCCTCCAACCCCGCCCGCGAAATACACCCCAGGCTCCCCGAACTGGAAAACCAGATCAGCTGCGGCGTATTTCGCGAATGACGATTGAAAACGGCTCATGATTAGGTCGTGATGTTGCTCAACAGGTGACCTGCCTGCGGATACAAAACCACCTCGTCAACGTCGTGGCGAACGCGGACGACGCTACCACGAACATTCTCGTCGCGGTAAGTTTCAATCGTTCCGCCCGGCGTTGATCCATCTTCCGACCAGTGGAAGGTGCGGCCAATGCAAGGCTCGCGGAAGTCAGGCCCGGTAGCAATCTTGCAAACCATCGCATATTCGTCCGACCAGATTTGGCCGACCGATGCAGTTTGGCCTTCGTTCGCAGTGTTGCGACTTGTACCACCGACAATGATGTGCTCAAGATCGAACACTTGAGCAAGCATAGCGGCGGTAACGTCGGAAGCCTTGCTAGGATTTCCAGCGCCAGCCGAGTTAATGCGCTCGATAATCTGCTCGGAGTTTCGCAGGTTGCGGAACACCTTGCGATTGATGATCAGAGCGTTTGCCCAAAGGCCGCTGCCGTCATATACAGACTGAACCGCTGCTTCAACGTCCGTAATTGGAACGCAGTTTACCGCGTCGTCCCACTCGTGAGTGATCGCAGTTGTCAGACTGCCACCGGTCCAGGTCGTGGTGTTGAACACGGCGTCGGCCACCCGCTTTTCAGCGTCACGCAAGACGGCGCTGTAGGCCCGCATTGTGCTGATCAACTCGGCGTCGAAATACTCGGCGTACATCATCGCTTCGCGATCGTCAACGACCTCTTCCATGCCGTGTTCGACACACGAATATGAAGCGTCATCGAACTCGAAGTTGCTTCGATTGTAATTACTCCCAGGTGCTCGCCTGGTTTCAGGGTTTTGAAGCAAACTCTCCAAGGTAATCTTGCCGAAAACCCCCGCTTGCTTCTGAACTTCAATAATGGGGAAAACGAAGGGAGCCACCATGCCAGCAGCATCGGCTTCCAAGTCGAATTCCATGAACGATTCGGCCAGGTCTGGCCGCAAGGTCGCTAAACTGCTACTCGACGTAGGCATTGCTCAAATCCATTCCCCCGAGCAACGCAAAACTAGAAAATATAAAAGCGCCCCGGCTTTGGTGGCCACCGCCACCGGGACGCGCTCGGGGCTTGGTTAGCTCGCGGCAGTATCGCCGTGAGTGTTGTAAAGCACTTCGATAACGTCTTGATCGGCTGTCGCCGCTTCCAACGCAGTGCCGATTGCAAAGGCGGTTGCTTGTGCAGTGTCCTGCACTTCGCCGTCTGACTCGGTGTAAAGCAACGCACCAGCCGCAACGGCTTCGCTCACAATCATCTTGTGAGTACCGCTAGCCGTTCGCAGCTTAACGGTAACTAAATCACCGGCTGCGAAAGCAGGCTTTACCGCAGTGCCGATGTCCAAATCTGCCAGCCCGGCAACAGTCACCTTGCCGTCTGAATCAAGCTTGACACGCTGATACAACGCGATCGCCGCATCAGCCTCGAAAGTTTTGTAATTGCCGTCTACGAATTGACTCATTTCTTCTACCTCAAAAATGTATTTGCTATTTGAAAAACGAAGTTAGGTCGCTGCCGACTAGCGGCGCGATCGACGAACGCGGCGGGCGTTGGCTTCTTGAACGACTGCGGCCCGCAAGCCAGGGTTGCGACGATTCGCAAGGCTTACGGCCTTCATCTTGTTTCCGCGTGTGGCCTTCATTGCCGCCGCGACTTCCCGGCGCCAGGTAGCCGAGGGTGACTCAACGTCGTCCTCGTCGTCGTAGTCATCCATCGCTTCGGTGTCTTCATCTTCCATCGCCTCTTCGTCTTCCATTTCCTTTTCTTCGTCCATCGCTTCTTCGTCTTCCATCGCCCGGAAGCCCTTGCGGCGCTTCTTGGCCGATCCCATCTTCACGGGACGAAGGCCAGGCTTTGACGCCCGACGTTCAGCAGCGACAGCACGCTTTTCAGCGGCCTCAGCTCGTGCCTCTTGCAGTGCGAGATACGAATCGGCGGCTTGCTCGATCGACCATCCGTTTTCGATGGCGCGCTCACGCCACGCTGCGGTAGACTTCGGGAAACGTGCCTTCAGTTCTGCTACCGTTACCGGCGACTGTTGTTGACCATCAGCCATTTCATTCTCCTGAGTTGTTGCCGATACCGGCGTTTGTGAAAAACCATCAACGAACTTTGTCAGTGCCGACTCATAGGAATCGACCTCATCGATTAGCCCCAACGCGAGTGCGTCTTTGGCTAGGTGGATTCTGCCATCGGCTAGGCTGCGAGCCTGCCCCGCATCAATTCCGCGACCAGTGGCAACCGCGTTAATGAAGTAGTCGCCCAGCGTATTGATCAGCTTTTGATTTTCTTCCAGCTGTTCTTCTGTGATCGGTGTGCCCGGCGTGCCGTCGCCTTTGTGCTCGCCAGCCTTAATGACGTAGACAGCAAAGCCCTTTTTGGCTGAGGCTTCCGACGAATCGATTGCGACCGAGTAAACACCGATCGACCCGACCATTGCCATTTCGTTTGCGACGATCGTGTCGCACTGGCTAGCGACCCAGTAACCAGCCGAGGCGGTCAGGTCACTACAAAACGCCATAGTCGGTTTGCCAAAATTCTTAACGTCCTCGGCTAGTTCTTGCGTCCCCGCGACCGTGCCGCCCGGCGTTTCAAATCGCAGCACTAAGCCCTGAACCATTGGATCGCGTTTCAGCTTGCCGATAATTCGACGCATCTCGACAGTCGAGCAAGATTCGCCAAAGCTCGACGCGTGTTTCATCATTGGTCCGTTGACGTTGACGATTGCAACGCCACCCTCGACCATCGAAAACAGTTCTTCCTCGGATCGCAGCACGTCCTCGGCGTTCAATTCCGCCAAGTGGTGTCGAACACTGATTTGCTCGAGTTGCGCACGCAGTGCGTGGAACTCCGGCTCGTGCATCGCCCACGCACCAACCCAGTTGCGAGCATATGGGATACGAGCAAACGGTGCGTCAATTTCCAAGTGCATCGTTGCCCCTTTGCTGTGGGTTTTCGCCAGGTGATCCGACCGTGATCGGTGCTGTAATCTGCAAGCCGTCAGGCATCGGCAACGCTAGAAGCTCTCGCCAGTGGACATCGACGCCCGTTCGTTCCGCGAGTGCCTGGGCTGCTCTGATAGCTCGATGGATTGCGAAAGCGTTGTCTTCGATCGTCTCGATGGCAATTTCCTGCCAGTCTTGCGACATTTCCGAGTGAAGCCTGCGCGGACTGATTAGCCCGTTTCGCACACGGAGTAACTGCCCCGCAGCGTCATCGATCGGCTGAATGTACGGCCAGGAAGGCGGTCGCCAATCGTGAGATAAGATCTTGACGCCCGAAGCCTCAGCTGCGCGAGCCAACGCACCGTCTTCCGCCATCCACTGCCGGACCTTCCAACGGTAAACAGGCTCGTGCAGGTGCTCGCGTAGTCGAGTCTGAACCTTACGCCAGTTGCGGCGAGCGGTGTCGAGTGCTCCACGGAAGCCCGAAAAGTTGGTTGACTCGGCATCCATCATCATTTCGACGTATGGCACACCGATGTTTATGCCGATCATCTGCATCAACATCTTGGCCTGCTGGAAATACTCGGCGTTGGGAATGTTCGGCGAAAACGCCTCCAGCTTTTCGCCAACGTCTGCCGTGTACTCCATCCCCGGTGCAAGCTCGGGAGTGATCCGCCCGGTGGTCGCGTCGGTCGTCGTCGGCCCGAGGTCTTTGTTGTTGATCGTCGGGAACATGCCAGCCGTGCCAGCCTCGCGATACCGCAAAACTGCAAAGCAACTAGCAACTTGCTGCTGAACGACCTTGGCAAAATTTATGTCTTCAAACATCCCGCCGATTTGAAACACCGGAGCCAACGCAGTAACGCCGCGCGTCTGGCTAAACCGGGTCCGGTCGTAGATATGGAAAACCTGCTTCTGCCCTTGGGAGTCTCGCGCTCGGTAAGCAGTCGAGGTCGATCGGTTTGAGGTTCGGAACGGGTCGTTAGGCTCTTGGCGAATGTGATAGCGGGTCGGCTTTCGATACTGATTAAGCTCGACACCGATCACCGTGTTCAGCTTGTTTTTGCGAAACGCATACGGGTTGCGGACCAAATGGCCCTCAATCATCTGCACTTGCCCGTCTTGCGTGCCGATAGCGAAAATGTCGCCATCCCGCAGAATCGAGGTTACAACCGTGTGCTCAATCTCGTTCCAGGTCGATTCGCCCTGAATGTCACACTGATCGGGATTGGTCGCAAACTCTTTCCAGCGTGCTTTCAGGTCGGCATCGAGCGACTTGTCCCCGGTTTTCGGATCCAGCACGAAACCATTCTGAACGCAATTTGTCGCGGCCTTTTCGATCGTCTTGCCGATAACGTTATCGTTTCGCGCCATATCCCGAGCCTTCTCGATCAGGTCGAGGTACTGCGGTTCGTTGCGAACGTGATAATCAGCCGACCCGCCCTGCGGTGCCAGACCTAGACGGCGACGAACGAAACGACTCTCTCGCATCGCGTCGTAATCGGCGCGGGCTGTGTCAAAGTCGCCTGCATGGTCATTGCGTGCTGTGGTGATCATCGGCGGAAGTCGCTCCCGATCCCAAGGTGACGCACGCCGTTACCGTTGGCAGAGTTGGCTTGAATGAACGCCCGAGCATGGCGAATCATTTCTTGAACGCTAGCCTGCGAGTAACTATGGCTCGCGCTGTTGTGGCTCATGCTGCTGGGGATTTGCAGGAACCGCTTAGCCGCAGTCAAGAACGACTGCGCGCGAGCGACAGACGCCAACTCCTCGTAGTCCGAGTAGTCGTTCAGCGCGTCAAGAATTTCGTCGAGCGTTTGTGCTGCCATGCCGAAAAGCATAGCACCCGGCGCAACCTTATCACTCGATGAATTGCATCATATTTACAACGTGACGTTGTGTTGTTCTTCGATCGCGTCCGCAATCTTATCAAGCAAGATTTGCACCGCCGCCGCGTTGCCTTTGTCGTGCATGTTTGCTAGTGCTTTCAGAGCCTTCGACTGCCGACCCGTTAGCCTCTTTGTCATGTTCAGGAATCGGCTTGTGTGTGCCCCGCGCATGAAGCACGGGAAAACATCAAGCTCGATCATCACTGCCACCGGCTCAACCTCAACCACAGCGGTTGCCGCCACTGCTTTTGGCTCCTGCGGTTTGCTTTCCACCTCGCCGCCCATGCTGGGAAGTGCTGCCGGTTGCGTTGTCTTCTTCGCCATGCTCTTTACCGTTGAGTTGCAACGAACGACCGACCATGTAAGCCCGTGCCCGTCTGGGTTTGCTTTCGATTGTCTTTAACCTGCTGACTAACTGTTCGCTGGGTCTGCGGTATTAAACGCATCCCAGCACATGCCGCCGCGCAGCACGCATACGATGTGGCATCAAGCCAGTGGTTGTTTTTACTGACCTGTGCCCAATGGGTTTTGACGCCTTTGCCTGGTTCAAACTTCGATTGCAATTCCTCCGCGACGATGTGCTTTGCAAACGACAGGTGCTCTTTGTGATTACGCGGAGCAAACAGCGACAACGACCCATCGTTCGCGACTCCATCGGTTAGCGCGTCCGTCATAAAACGCTCGTGCACCCAGTTTTTCCAGTACCAGGAATTGACGTTATACAACCACGACTGCTCGCGTTCGATCCAGTGCGCCCAGGCTTCAAGGAACGGCTGCTTCGTCTTTGACTGCTCCGGCATCCTAAAGTTTGATCCCGGCATACCCTTACACGGGAAAAAGGGCGGACCCGTTGACCTGCAAAATTCATAGACTGCATCGGAGTAATCACCCGAGTCTACAAGCACGATCAGCGGTTTCACCTCTGTCATTAACTCGTCAGCAAAGTTTCGCAACGATGCCAAAATCGCCCGCTCAATCGCCTGTTCGCTCGACGATACGTCCAGCCCGTATGTCTCGATCACTCCGTAGTCCGTGACGTAGCCGACCGCGTTACCAGCAAACGCCAGTTGCGACCAGTGGGAAGCGTACTTGCCAATGTCGATTCCCAGACAAACCAACTCGCAATCCTCCGGCAGTTCCCGCCGCTCGAGCGTGTTAGTTCGGCTCATCACCTTACCGCTAGTCAGCCCGACCGTTTGCAGTTCCTCCTCCGGCTCCGGTTCGTTTTGGTACTCGGCAAGGAATGACGGAAGCCCGCGATCCGCGATGAAGTTGTAGCAATGCTGAAGGTTACTCACCTCAATCGACTCTCCTTCCGGCGTAATGTTGCGATCGTACCGGCCAGGGTTGATGACCTCCGCACCCGCGTCCATCGCCTCTCGGTTCGCTAGGTAAAGTGCTGTCGCCGTCTGTCCGTATGGGTCGCCGTTGTTCTGATCGATTTTCCGCTGGGCGACGTAATCGTCCCAAAGTTCCGCGTTCGTCGGCCAGGCTTTGATAGCCGCAAACCGTTCGCCCTCGTATGCTGGCTTGATCTTGTTGCCCGCCTTATCCTCCCCAGTCAACTTCCACGACAGCGACCGCCTGTTTTGGCAAGTCGTAATCGCCACAATCGACACGTTGCCCTCCTGCCCGCCCAAGCCCGCCACGTCGCGGTCGAGCATGTCGCCTCGGTCTTTAATTTGCTGATCAGACTTGGCACTTTCCCGCGTCTCTGGGTCATCGACCAGTGCCAGCCTTGGCCGCTTGCCACGAATCCGCACGCCCCGAATCGCCGCGTCGAATCCGTAGTAATTCATGCACGCACCACCGAACGGCGAACCGCTAACCTCCGGCAAAATCAATCGATCTTGCTTCCACTCAATCCGCGTCAGCACGCCATCAACGTGCTGCTTGCCCGCCCGCTGCGGTGCACCCTCTAATGCCTTGATCGGATCGCACACTTCGGGAAAGTCAGCCGACAGCAGCGGCGACGTTTCAAAGTGATATTTAACATCTTTGAAAATGTCGCTCGCCAGCTTCGTTGTTGCCGCGATTGCAACGACGTAATCGACCAACCCGGCCAGCATGACAAATACAATCATCGCGGTGCAAACCTCCGTCTTGCCGTCGCCCCGAGGTGCCGCGTAGCTCTTACTGCCGCCGTACCGTGCTCGGTCGTAGATGCCTTCGATCATTCGCACCTGATGTGGGTAAAACGCCCGAGTAAATCGGTAGTCGATGTAGGTTCGCAAAAACCGCTCAGGGTCAGCCAAGCACGCCTCCCTGCGTGCTGGATTTTGACAAGTGCCAATTGTGACCCGTGCCGCTTCCGATCGTTTCTCCCGCTTCCGCGCTGCGTCCTTTGACTCGTCGGTTTCTTCCGCATCACGAACCGCCAATTCTTTCAGGGCCAACAGTGCCGCCTTCCGCTTTTCTACTGGCATCCTCGACAACACCAAGGTCAACTCCGAGGTCGGCAGCAATCGCATCCAGTTCAGCGTGTCGGCTCTGAATCCGTACATCTACCACCTTATGCTCGTCGTCCTGGTTTTGTTTCTCCGCACTCAATAAGCCTTTGGCCGCCGCCGTCACCTCGCGCGGACTGCTGCTAGGGTCAGACACGATGTCAACCAGTCGCTCAATGATTTGAGCCTTTGCGTCTACACTAATTGGCCAACGTTGAATCAAAGCCTTTGCCATCATTCGAGTGTCGCGAATCGGCACGCACTATGCCCCCAAACCCCCAGCCCAAAACGACCAGACTTTTCGCCGGACTATGTGTAGAAAAAACGGGAATCTGGGTGACCACACAACCTCAAATGCCCCCAAAGGAACCTAAAGGGTAGGGGGGGGTGTCGGTCCAGATTTTCCCGGTTCCACCGGCCCGCTACTGGACGACCTCTGCCGTGATCGCCGTGCTGGCTCCCGAGCCTTTCGACACGGCCTTGAGATAGTACGCGCCGAGTACATCAATAGAAATAACGCCAGGCTGAAGTAGCACAGCATCGCGGCCCGCAGGAACGTACTTGGCTGCGGTGTCGCTGGGTGCAACCTGAATCTCGACGGAAGCGCCGTCGAATGTGCCGCTTGTGTAAACCGTCGCGGGTCCGCTTAAAGACTGCCCGCTGCTTGCCGTGTCCGTCGTCACCGCGTTAAGTAAGACCGTCATCGTCAATCCTTTTTGCCAGTTGGGAAACCACCTTGCATCATTCTTGCGTTGCTGCAATTTGTTTGCAAGCTATTCTAGCGTCCCTCTGGCCAATCGCAAAATCGAGCGGCTAGACGTTGATTCCGCGTTGCGTGTTACTGAGTCGGGTTGTTTGCACGTCCCGAAACCACTCTTTTCCGTATACTGCGTCCACTGGTGGCTCGCCTCGTGAGTTGACCGACAAGTAGTTGCCGTAATATCCGTTTGACGAATTGCGGTGAAGGATCGAAACGCTACCTCGATCGCCCAAGAATCGCACCGCCGTAATTTCGTCCACTTCCTGCGACGTTGGTTGCGACGGAAAACTGATTTCCTCGCTCTTGCCCGTCAGCTTGGGTGTGCCATGCAATCGCACAGCGTCCACAAACGCCTCTGAGCAACAATCGCCCTCTACGTTAATTTCAACCCAACCACCTTCCTTAACTTGCAACCACACAGATGGGCTCTTGACCTTCACATCGATGATTGTCTTGTCTACCAATACTTCTTCTTGCCACATATCGCACCCGATAACAAAATGTTGTACCGACGCCCCCGGCAACGGTTGTTTGAAGTGGAGAGTCTACCGGCGGGGGCTCGGTAAACATTAGCGTTAGGCGTCGATCCCGCATTGGCCGTTACTGAGTAGGGCCATTTCACGAATACGCCCCTACTTAGTTGGCGTTAATCAATAGTTCTACGTACCTAATCCACGATCCCTAGTTCTTCGTTGTCTAACTTGATCGCCATCGCAAGCCACAACAACGCCTGCCGCGTTCTGCTATGCATTCCGCCGCCGATTCCGGTTCGACACCGAACCGAAGGGAAATTGTCGTACAACGATGGTTTCCGCTCGCCGGATACCTTGTCCGTAAATCCTGGCTCGATCAACTTTGACGCACACAAATGAACGTCGCCATCGTTCGCAACCAACACACGGAAAAACGCATCGCCGTCTCTGCCGTCATCGTCACAATTGAATTGGTAAAACCGGCCTTGCTCTAGCCCTTCCGGCCAGTGCGGACGTAGAACAACGTCATGCAACGGAGCCGGACTTGCAGCTTTATTTTTCATGGTTAATTCTTTCTTTCTTTCCGGCCCGTTGATGACCGACGTTATGCGGACTAAACCGCAGCCTCTTTGAACACCCAAAAACCAGTCGCCCTGCCCTCAGCCACTTCACCCTCGGCAAAGCGTGCCGCATCTTCCCATAGACGCCACCTTAGAGAATCAACCTTCTCGCCTGCTTTCGTTGCGAGCTTAACACCGTATTGAATCATCTCCGGCGGCAATGCGTCCAATGCTGCCGACGCAACCAGTGCATCCTCAAACGCCTTTGGTGCTTTCACCATGTTCTGAAACATCATTCGCTATCCTAGCCGCATAACAATTGATTGAAACCGAGCGGCGGCAGCGTCGGTTCCAATGGCAGCGATACTCTCGCCGCCGGTTTAATCAAAGCGTTCATCGGACGAAAATGCAGCGTCTTTGCTATCCCGTTAACTCTAAGCCCACTCCCAGGCACATCTCACCGCGTCCTTGGTTGATCGCATCCACGACCACGCCGATCTGTGTTTGTCCCTCTAGGCTCCGCTGCATGTGTCGCTAGGCAAACTTCTGTGGCACCTTTGTGCATTCATCATCGACACCGCCACGCCCTCCGTACGGTTTTCTGGCCACCTCGCGGGCCTTCGCTTCCGCATCGTCACGGTGTGCATACCATCGCCGCCAGCCGTCACAATGATTCGTGATTCTGGAATACTGGATCATCCAGTCCGACCCCTCGCCGTAGACGATCAACTCTGATTGACCACGAAAGACGGTTATGTTGTCGCCCCTGTGCGTTTCTTGAACTTGATCGCAAGGGTATGGTTCGGTTACTGCTCGCTTCATCTCATAGACCAAAACCGCCGATGAACAATGCGATGAACCACAGCGGCGGCAACGTGGTTTCGCAATGGTAAAATCAATCTCGCCGCGTGGTTATCACAAACGTTAGGTGCCGATACCGCCTTGCGTGTTACAGATATTTCAGTTCCCAAGTGGGATGATAGCTACCTGCGTGTTTATCGCCGTCCAGTAAAATCCTAAGATACGGACCACGAGCCGATTTAATCGTGCCCCACCGTGCCACCGATCCACCGGTGTAAAGCACTCTTCCGCCACGGTAAGCCTGCACACCGTATGTCTTGCGTATGTAGTTCACGATCTTTTCCTTTACACCCAATGAAACCTTGACCGTTACGCCGGATTAAAATTACCGGCCCGTTATTTTAACTTTCCGCCGATCATTAAAACGCAATGATCTATTGTCCGTTACGCAATGTCGTGCTGTGCCAACGCCTCAGCCGAAAACGGATTGCACGCCCCGTAGACAGCAAAGTAGTCGCAATCGTCGTGAGGCAGCCCGTCGTCTAACTCAAAGCTACCGTTCCCGGCTTGGTCCCGATCGTCGAAGTATCTCGGAAACACGCGAGCAAGCCGCTTGTCGTCGCTCAACAATTCACGGACAGCCTCGCGAGTCCAACCCGCCGAACGATAAAAACGTAAGCACAAACTAGCCTGGACTACTCGCATCGTCTTTTACACCCGATCAAAACTTACCCGTTAATGGACTAGCCAGGAGTCGAACCTGGTTTGGCCTGCTTCCCGTCGCGAGTTGCCACCTCGACGACGCCCAACCATTGTTGTCGCGCAGTGCACTGCCGTGCCTCTAGTCCGTTACTGAGCTGTCAAGGAATACTTGACAGCTGCCCGTCTCGCACGATCCAGCCTTACTCGTTAAACGACCGCTTGCCGGTCAAGCTGTCAATATCTTCGCCCCGGATGTCGCTAATATCCATACCAGCCGCCGCTGCCATATCTCGAACGCTTTGCTGCTCAAGTTTCTCTTGCGTGTCCGCCACGATCAACCTCGCGACTTCACCGCACCGGATTAGTGCACGGTGGAAGCTTTGCGCGTCTTGAATGTGCTTGAATTTCACAGTGACTTGGGGTCGTGTACCGTGCCCGGACTCACAAGTGATAAACGAACACGCCCCCGCTTCGTCAAGTGCTTTGATTGCTTGAATCGCATCTTCCGCCAACATAAATCACCCCGTTAAGTGTCAATCGAGACTTGGCCGCTACAACTCGCCGTCGTAAAGTTCTTTCCAAAGCTCTCGTCGAACTGCTTCCTCAATCTCTGCAATCCCAACCGAAAACATATAGCCGCTGGTGCCTATCGGCTGCTCGACGAACTCCACGTCAGCATCTTCGCCTTCTCCGTCAAGGTAGACCATTGCCCTGTGCTTTCGACAAAGCTCCACCATGTCAGCAAGAAACGCCGCCGCTCTTTCCTTTGCCTCATCCATTTTGATCGTCGCCTTTTACAAAGAATCTGTTCTTAGCCGTTACCTGTGGGTAAAAATGGCTACTTTTTCCCACAAGCCTGCCTGAAAAACTACCTACTTTTTGAGGCAAAAATAATGGATCGGGCAGGAGTCGAACCTGCTCTAGCTGGTCACCTAGGTCTTGTAGCAACAAACCAGCAAGGCTTTCCGCGCGTCACCGTCCACGCCGCCGATCCACTCGCCAATCCGGTTTGACCGTCTTTGACTTCCACTGTAGCGTCAGTGGCCAACGCGGGCTTATTGAATTCGCGTCCCCGGTGACGCTGCCTCAATCGTCGTCTGTTACACCCGATTTATTGTTCGCTGTTAATACCCAAAGCCGCTTCACCGGAAGCCTTGCGAATCTCCGCAATCGCAGCCCTTACCGCAGCTTCTGGACTGTTCCCGATGCAGTGTTGCATCGGCCACCCGCCGCGAAAGCTGTAGCTGTGCTGGCCGTCCATCTTCGGTGAGTGCATCTGCATCTGTCCAAAGAAAAACTCCAGCATATCCGCCGCTTCGTCTATATCGCCGTCATGGCACTGGTCGTAATCGCGCAACCGCTCAACCAGTATTTTTTCGGTACTCACTATCGCTCCTTTACAAAGGATTCGTTATTGGCCGTTAGTTGGTCAATCTTCCGCACGTGCCCACAGCATCCAGTTGTAATCGCCAGCCATGTCAAGTTCGACAACTTCATAGCCGTTGCTTCGCATCACGTGGAAAAACAACCCTTTGCTCATCCCCTCACACTCCGCGCCAAAATCATCTTCCGCGTCGGTGCGGCCTTGGTCAACGAATTCAGCCGCGTCATGCTTCGCAAACCACTTGCAAGCCTGCTCCGCCGTTCGGGTGTTGATCGCTACCGAGATTGGCCCGTTAGCATCCGCGACCGCGTAGAATCTGCTGCTCATCTCATTCCCCGTGTAAGTGTCAAAATCCTATCGTCTGTTAGCCATCCACTCCCGAAAGGCCTTGCTACGCTGAATAGCCTGCTCAATCGCCCGTGCCCCGTTGCCGCACGCCCTCAAATACTCGACCACCTGCGGATCGAGCTTAGTCGCATACGGCACTTTTTTTTCGCCCTCGGGAGCGGGCGGCCTGCCTGCTCCCTCTCGTTTGCCGCCTCTCACCTCAAAGCTCCGCGATCAGCTTTCCGAGTCGAGCGTAAAGCCTTTCAAGGTCTCGCTCTTTTTCCCAAGCTGGGAAGTAGTCGCCTGTCTCGATTTCCTTGACGTTTGCGATTTCTTCCTTGATCTCAGCGATTTCGTTTTTCAGCTCAATGGCGGTCATTTTCGTTTTCCCGTGTGAGGTGATATCGTCTCTTGTATGTCTGAATTTTAACATCGGCTAGAAAACAGTCAAGCCTAAAATCAGAAAAGAATTATGCGGCTTTCCCCACCCCACAAAAAAGCCCCGGCGCGGGTGGGCGTCGGGGCTGTCGGGTGTTTTGGCGGCCCGGCTTAACGTACCGGGCCTGGGAGCTCCACCGAGCCGCGTGCACTCGACTCAGCTTCTCAGCTCACGTAACACGCGATGGATCGTTGCGTGTTAAAGAGCAATCCCGTGAGCTGCCGCCATGTCAGCCTCGATAGCCGCACGATTTGCACGGTGATCAACGCTAAAGACTAATAATTCCTGAATCGGGCCATCCCAGTTAACAGGCGTTCCTGAATCTACGTCGCTTTGGTTTCCGATCGCAAATTTTGTCCCATTATTGCTTGTCCAGGTTTGCGTGCCAGTGCTACTGAGATTTCTCGCGCCATTGCGGACTGCTACCAATTGCTGAGCGCCGTTTCCTGCTGTGCCAGCAGAGTCTCGAAATGTGGAAAATATGTAATGCTCAGCACGGACGCCAGTTAAATCTACTGATGCAACGTTAGTCCCAGCGATCCAGGTATTGTGTGGGCCGAAGATAGACCCACTAACCCCAAATTTTTGTAATGCAATAGAACCCTGTCCGTCTGAGCTTGAGACAGACGGAGTGAAGATGCAAGCATATTTCGGCAATGCAAACGACCTGGCCGCCGCAAAATAAGAGAGCTGCCCGGTCCTCAACCCATTAAGCACACCGCCGTCAGTGCCCCACAGCACACTCGTCGAGCCATTAAAATCAACCGAAGGCTTGCCTCCAAAGGTATTAACGGCACCGCTAGTGACAATTTGCGGCTGTAACGAATTGCTTGCCTGAGTTGCGTTGAGTCCATTACCAGACTGTTCGTACCAAGTAACAACAAACCCATCTCCAGCCCCACAGAAAGTCAGCATTGACGCGGTATCAATAACTCTATCTACAAAACCAACATCTTGCTCTGCATTATCCGACGACCGCCTTACCCGCACGCAATTACCAGAGTATGCGTTGCGTACTTTCCGAAGCGAAAATGCAAGTTGCCCTCCGCTGTAAGTATCAAGCAATAAAGAGCCACCACCGACAGGCGAAAACGAATGAAACCCAATAGGAAAAGTAAACATTATGCAGGCACCGAGAAATCGAGTGATGAAACGCCGTGCATGTTTGTGCCATCGCTAACAAACGTCAAAATATCCACTGCATTGGCGTCAGTCGTAAGAGTTGGTGCTGTCCCTCCTGGCCACTTGTAGTTGTCGCCATAAGCTAATGTGCGGCTCCCGGTAGCGTCTTGCTTGACGATTACAATATACGTCCCGCCAGCCTTTTGGTTACTCGGATTAGCAAGTGTTCGGTTGCCGCCAAGTGTGACAATACCAACCTGCTGAGTGTTGAGATCCCAGGTGATCGAAGCTGCATCAGTCAGGATAGCCGCGTCGAAATTCTGAGCCGCCGAATATTCCTGGGCAACATCGGTCTTTGCTGTGTCAGCATCATACGCTTGCACGTCAGTACCGATCACAAGACCGAGATTTGTTCGTGCTCCGCTGGCATCACTTGCACCGGTGCCGCCGTTGGCTATTGCCAAATCTGTACCCGACCAGTTGGCATCATTAACCGAAACATTGGCGGAAACATACGCCAGCACGTTTGCCGCCGTAATCTTCTTCGACGTTGCCGTCCCAGCAACGTCATCGATCACATAGAATAAATCAGCATCAACTAGCGAAGTTAACGCAGTTAGTGCTGTGGTTTTTTGATCTGCCATTGTTAAGCCTCAAGTAACAGCTTGTCGCCAGTTTCAAGTAATAATCCGTCGCCGTCTTCCAAAAGTAAACTGTCCGTCGAGACAGCCGAACCAATTCCCCATTTTGCCATCAGTGCTGCTTCTTCGGCTTGTATTTTTTCAATTGGCAATACGCCTCGGAACCTAATGACTTCGCATATTTCGCCATCTAGAGGACTTTCCGAACTTCGACCGCCAAGATACTGGCCAGCCGAAGAACTTCTTGTTCCCGCGTTTCCAGTCGCTATTTCTGTACCATTCCACCGCACAATCGAGCTTGATCCATTAAATACTGCGGTCGCCACCCCAAGCTCTGTAACGTCCGCTGTGCCAGCCAAGATTGTGCCCGCGTATATTTGTAAAGTGCTATCGTCTGCGGTGTATAGGATTTTTTGTGTGCTACTCCCGCTTTGATAAACGTCACCCCTAGATGCACCGGCGGCACGCTTAAACACGCAAAACCAAGTTTCGGTTGTATCCCCAATTACTAACGTAGTGGCGTTTTCGACGGTATCGTTACCATCAAAAACAACAGACTTGCGGCCATTGTAGGTAGTGCTACCGATAGTTGGTTGATTTGCTACTGTTAATTGTCGATAGAATGGACTGCTACGAACCTGGCAATCACACCGAACGACAGCGGTAGTTGGGATGCGAGCGTTTCCAGTCGCACCTTGCATATTGTATGCTCGACTTAAATCCATCCAGTTGATAATATCTGACTCAGGCGAAACAAACATAAAAGCACGATTGCTGCTAACACTTCCATCGACGACACACCTATATTCATACTCAGCGTCGTATCGCGAAACGTTCGCGAATGAAAGCACGCTTGATGTGGCACCACTTACATTTAGCCAACTGCCTTTGGTCGCTCTGTCCCTTTTTTGCCATTGATACGACGATCCACCGGAAGCAACGCAACTAAACGATGCAGGGAAATTTTCAAACGCACGAATGTCTTCAATAATTGCATCTGTTCCGGAGCCCTGTCGCTGAATCATTAACCGCTCAAAACGTAGGAAAAACTCATCTGCGTGAGTGCTCCCTGTCTTGATGCGAATATATGGCTTTACGTTACTGCCCCATGTAACCGATGAAGATATGTCGGCAGAATATGCTGGCGAGTCATTTAGAAATAACGTGACTCGCTCCCCATTCTCACTGACCCTGAAAGAAATGTTTGCGTGTAAATCGCGAAACGCCGTATTGACCCAAAAATCAATTGACCGAAGGTTTTCGGTGTCTTCAACCCCATCTGCAAAAGTGTGAAGAGTGCCGTTCGTCCCAACTGACCAATCTAAAAAAAACCCATCTGTCGGGCTTGCCAGATCGTCAAGCAAGCCGATTTCAAAACCATAGCCATTTTCATGGCTGAGCGTCGAAGCTGAAATTCCATTCAAAGAAAACTCTAAATCTCCATCTGTTGTCGGCTGAACTGCCGGGAAGTCCCACGCAATATCCTGTGCTGAGCCCGAACCGGTCCGCAATTCATAGCCATGCAAAAAAGCTGTGGAATTATTTGTTCCGCTTACAACAGTCGCAGTTGCATCTGGAATAATGCCGTCCGACCCTACCCAATCAACCTCTAAAGTCCTGGCAGCACTGCGGGCAATTTTGCCACTTGAATTAACCGGAAGCAAGAATGATGTTTGCGTAGGCTCATCTGCGTTGCCTTTGGCGAGCATGATAGAGTTTTCGCCAGCAGTGTTTTGCCCGATATAAAGTATGTAAAGTGTTCCATCCACAACATACGCAGCCGCTGTCTCAATTAAATATCTATCAGCGTCATCTGTGCCGCCTGGCAAGATCAGGTCTTGATAGCCGCTAAGCGGTGTGTATCCATCTGAGGCAACCTGATAGGCAATAAACGCCTCGTGAGTGGTTGATGACTGCGGTCTGACTGTCCTGGTAGTAAGCCTCCACAGCTTCCCACCGTATTGGAATACAAAGGGCGTGCCAGATGTTTGCTTTGTTGGCGGCAGAATAGTTGCTTGACCTGGCGGCAGCAATAGTGGCCAGGCATTCAAGCGGTCGGGACTGGTGCCGTACCAAAGAGCGTCAGCAAAAACGGAGCCGTCATCGCCTATTGACCGCATAACCCAAAAGTTGCCGCTACCAATCACCTGAGCATAACCAGAGTGCTTAACGTTGCTACCAATTTCGTTTTGATACGAAAAACTATCTAAGTCTTCAGTTGTGTAAAGTTGGGTATTTTGAAAACCAAACTTATAGGGATTTGATTGGTCGTGAAAATAAACCAAAACTTTTTCTTGTGCCGCATCATAAATTGGAAACGGAGTTTCTAGCTGGTCAGCACCCGTTAGCACCGCAGCCCCACTATCTGTCCAGGGTATTGTTTCGATGCTGTCTGTGTCCGCCCTGCCAATATAGCCCGTAGTCGTGCCATGGTCGGAACTGTAAAGAATTGAAAACCTATCAGTCGGCAAGCTACTTAAAACAGAGCGGTGCAAGTCATTTTCAAACAGCCTTGGAAAATAAGGCCCCCTGTTGCCAGCCGTAGCGAGCCAAGAAGGATTAGCAAGTGCTACCCCCAGCTTGGTAAAGCCGGGAAGCAAACCACTACCACCCGACACACCATCGCCCGTTACTCGCCGCGCCGTCGGTGTCGTTACTCGGCTTGTCACTCGTCTAGTTACCATTCCCGCCGCTCGCCTCGTTTACGTCCGAAATAAAATGGGACAACCTGCCCTCTAATCTCGCCACCGTCACTGACAGGTTAACGATATTCGCGTTTAGCTTAATCCGGTCCTCGATGCACTCGGCGTTCGCCTTGTCAAGATAGTTCACTCGTTCCTCAAGTGCTTTGACTGCCGAGACTGATTTGTTTTCGCTGACCTTGAAAAGCGTGGCGACTGCGGTTGCAAGTGAAGCAATAATCGTACTGACTCCCGCGGCGATCCAGCCGTTTGATACGTCGGGTAAATTCACCGGAACCACCCTCGTCTTTGTGGTTGTGGACAGACGCCTCCTGGGCAATTACTCTGCATGACCGGCTGCCGATAAACAGACTGAGCAGGTGCGTAGCGAGTGGCGTTATGTAGGCTGTCGTGGAGTCGCTCCAGCTCTTGCTTAGACTTCCCGGCAAGCTGCGAGCGACTTAGACCATGTGTTGACGTTAAATGACCGTCGATAGTGCCTGGGTATGTCCATTGGCTCGACCCGCTGTATGTCCCGCTGGCAACGCTTGGCAAGGTTTGGGCAGGTTGGCTGATTGGTTCGTAGTGGTATTTCCACACGTCGCCCTCTTTCCACCTGGCAACCATTCGATGTGCCAATCCGTTAATAATTTCGATGTGACCAAAATCCCTCACCTTCGTTGCGACTTTGGCGGGCTCCGCATCCTGCATTTTTGCAGGTTGCTCGCAACCGTCGCAGTCGCAATTATCGCAGCATTGGCAATCGTCGCCGCAGCACTCCACAGGCAACGCCACGACCGCCGCGGGTGGCTCAACGGTTGACTTCCTAGTTGCCGGCTGATTGACCGCAACCATGCCGGTTATTAGTGCGACGCTAGCCGCCAAAATCCGTTTCATACTAAACAATCCTTAGTGGTGGCGGGTTGTTGCCTTGAGGGTCAACGCTCGCCTCGAAAAAAACATAAAACTTATGGACGCGAATCGTTGTCGAAAAGTGACGCTCAAACGTGCAATAGTGGCGACCGCTGTCGCCCCAAGTTGTGTTCCACGAGTTGGCTAAGTCGTACTTGAATTCGCCTAGCTCGTCGTCCCAGACGATATCGTCGCAACACTCCGCATGATTGCCGGGTCCACCGCGACCGCCGCTGACACCGTATCTGTCAAGTCGTGAAAAGCTGTTGGTAACGTGGGTTGCGACGACAGCGATTCCGCCGTGAGCCATCCCGCTAACTAATTCCTGCTCTGTCTGTGCGACGAAGCCCTCGAAACCTTTGTAGTTCTTGGCTGCCTCAAACGCTGCTTGCGGCATCCGACTCTTGCGGTATTCCCAGCGAACTAGCCCCGGTGTGTCCTCGGGGCAATAACCGATTTCCTTTGCCGCGCGGAAACCGTCGCTAAGTTGTGATCCCCTATCCCGCCCGCCGTTGACTAGGCTGTAAGCAAAATCGCCAGACAATGAAATAAAGTCTTGCCCATTTAAGTCTCTTGTTCGCTCGACAGCCGCCGCCGAAGCGTAGCCCTGGCAAGCCCCGCGAACTCCTTGATTTTTAATATACGCAGGCCCCCAAATCTGTCTTGCAGGCTTGCGAAATTGACTTGTGATTATCGCCTTCGCTTCGTCCTTGCTTAATAGCGGAATGGCAGATGAGAGACTGGCAAAAACCTGCGGCCCGCTAGCTGGGGTCGGCGGAAGCAAGCCGAGCTTGATCCGGTTACCTTCCGGCCCGATTACTTCGTCACACTCGCCCGCTTTTGTTTCGATATAGTCGCCTGGCTTGCTCATTATCGTCCCACGCTCGCGAGTAATTCGTCCAGCCAAACGCTCGTAATTTTCTCGGGCATCTTGGCGCTTGCCACCACACGCCCGCCCTTATCAACTATCAAAACGCCTTGACCGCCAAGTTCCGCTGCGTAGTCGCTCGCCTCGGGCAAGTCGTCGTCATAAGCCACGAACCGCACGTCCCGGTCTTTCAGCCCGTCCAGCCAAGGCAAGTTGCGTTTCAGATTCGCCAATCCGTCAACCGGTTGCTCGGATTCGTGGATCACGATCAGAAACAACTCACCCTCAACCGTTGGCGACGGGATCGGCAACACGCTGGAAAAGTCAGGCAAGTCGCAACCGCCAACGCGGACGCCCAACACGACAGCCAATAGCATGGCAACGCCCAACTTAGCCTTCGCCATTGCTTGGCTCCTCGGGCTTGTAGAGCGATGCAATAGCCTCGCCGGTTAGGTTATACGCCTCTTTGTAGCCACCTTGCCGAGCGTACCGCCGGAACTCCTCAGCCGAGGCGATGGCCGACAATCGATCTTGGTTCGCGTCGCTCGCAGGCGGCACATAGTCCCGCCAGCCGGAAAAAGTTTGCTGGTAAACGTCCCACAGCACCCATCCGAGCAATGCGACAATCAGACCGCCGAGGATAAAATTAAGCAGCATCAAACAGCTCCTCCACGCCATCGGGCGTTGCGTCTTCCAGCCAGCCCATCGAATCGATAAACCGCCAAATCGCCATCACAAGCTGGACGATTGCCAAAATCTCAATCACGCCGAACCGCACGTTTCGCGTTTCGGTTATTTCGTCTATGCGAGACGCAACCTTACGCTTGACTTCGCTGCGGTTCGTGCAGTCCCGACACTCGCTAACCAGCTCAGCAATCAACCGACGCCTAGCCGAGTTAAATCCAAGCATCCGCGTGCGAAGTCGCAGCCGCGTCTTTTCGTTGGCTGGATTACTCACTGGGATCGACCTTGGATAACGCAAGCTTTGCGAGATTGACGAGCGAGCTTGCTACCATCGCAATCGTGGCAAGTCCCGCCGCTTCCAAATCCGGCACGACTACGCTCGAACCGTATGCAAGCACTGCCCCCGCTGCCGCGATTGCCGCACCCTTGGCAAACTTGATCCACTTAACTTTGTCCATCGAACCACCTCAAAAAGTGTTGGTTGTTGTGCCGGAATTTTACCACCAAATAGCAAACCATCAAAACACAGATTCAGAAAAGCTAACGTCAACGCCCTCGGTGTAGCTCACGACTACCCGCGTCGATGTGATGTCCGCCGGCACTGTTAGTGCTATTCGCTCCGTCTCGCCGAATGCGTTTTCGACCTGCAAGTACATGATCCTCAGCCCCGACAGCTTTACCTCCTGATGCCCAGACTTCTTAGCCGACCTTAGCGACCTAGGCTTCCGAGTTGTTTTGCGTGCCACCGTCTTGCTCCTCGTCGTAAAGGTAATGGTTGGCAACTTCTAGGCGACACTTACACCGCCGGCAATGGACAAACTCCGGCATCTCATAGCCGTAGACGCTCTCGCCCATCGGTTCGCCGTCCTCGCGATACGCATCCGCTACGTCCGAATCAACTTCGAGCGGTATCCAGTGATCAAGGTTTTTCGCCCCACACGCCGGACAACGCCACCACAACGCGTCGTCCTCCAGCCAAACCATATCGGGTGGTAGCTCGTCGTTGCTACTCACGGGTACGCCTCACCACCCACAACACTAATTCGACCAATGCAGCAAAAGGCAGCACCAGTGCAAAAGCCTCAACCCAAAACAGCGGATAAATGAAAGGCCAAAACGCAGTCCAAGCAAATGCCGACAAATCGCCGGCATCGTAAGCTTTTTGTGCGTGTGACAAGTTGCTTGCAAGTAGCCCCCACCCAATCGCGACAACCCCAAGCACGTAGCCGCTGCATCGCCAGCGAAATGCGTCTGTTTTACTCACGAGTCCTCTCCGCATGGAAAGCAAAGCGGCTAGACTTTGTCATATACACGCTTAGCCAAACGCCACCTTTTGGCCTTGGCCCTTGCCCCCGCTCGACTTGAAAACCGCCGTAGCCGTCGCGGTATTCGTCTTTGTATGAAGGCGTGCGGATGTGCCACTTCTGCTTATGGCCAATCTTGTTTGCGTCATTAAGAAATGCACAGCGAGTGTCGAAAATCTCGGTGTGGTGGACGTGTTGTGCCCACATCAAGTCATACTCAGCTTGCATCTGATAACGGGAAAAGTCTATCTTTCCCATCGAAATCGGCCCGCCACCCCCATAGCCATGATGGTAGTAGGCCCGCAGGCTGCCCCGGATCGTCCCGTAGTGCATCTGAAAACGAACCCACCCCGCATAACCACCGCTTACCGCCGGCGATCCCATTCGCCGCAACTCGGCACAGAGCCTGTCGGTTAAATCCGTCTCGTGGTGGTTGGCGATTGACGTTTCGTGGTTGCCGCGACAGACGATAGCGATATTGGCTGCATACGGTTCCAGCCATTCCGCCGCAGTCTCTACTAGCCTGTCTAGGTAATTGCCGGTTGCGTGCTCGGGTAGTAGTTTTTTCTTGTCTGAGCGTTTGTCGAATTTTCCCTGCATTGCACAGAAAAAATCACCACCAATTAGAATTGGCGATCCTTTTTCCTTGGCGTCGGAGAAGTCCTTGGCCAACCGCTCCCGGTCGCAATCCGGATTATCCCAGTGGGCGTCGCCGGCTAACAGCAAAGGCGGAAACTCATGATCTGCCGTCGGAAACGTGGCACGGAAAACTAGCACGTTCCGAGCAGGTTTTTCAAGCTGCCAATCGCCGATGGAATCTTTTGCGTCCGTCACACTGCCCATCTTGCCAATCCGTAAGAGTTGCTCTTGTGGCTTGGCGTATTGTATGGGTGGGTGGCGTTTTCGCAAAATCAGCTACTAGGCGTAATAAACAAAGCAGCACGCTTTTGCCAGTGCATCCTCTGTGTCTTCAAACTCGCAGCTAACAGTATAACCAAACGGAGAATTCCTTTCGGCTTTTATCGAAACCAAACGAAATCGCCCCTCGGACTGAGCAACTTGCCAGCCTGTCTTGTTAATTGCTGACCGTGCACTCGTTGCCATCACATTTGTGCTTTTCACAAACCGTGGCATTTGCTTTGGCTTTTCAACACCGTTCGGACCTAGGTAGTCTTTTTTCATTTACCCCTCTCCCCGTTCAGCAAGAACCTGAATCTTTTCAAGGTAGTTCACCGCGTCCATCAGTTCTTCTTGCAAGTGCTGAACCCACGCCCAATTCGGCAAGTCGTTCCGTTCCAAGTTCGTCTTGTATTTCAGCGTCCCGGCAACCGACCTACTGCGGAACTTATCGACCACCCGATTCACGACCGGATCGGCGATTCCGTTGCGACACGCGAACTTGTTGAGCGTGTTGGACTTTTCCGAACCGCACAAATCGCACTCCCGGTTGTGGGCGTGGACGAGTGCGATTTTGTCAACGTAGCCCGCGAGCAGCTCCACCGCTTCCATCCCGCAATCTTCGAGGACGTGGGCATCGCCTTGGTGCTGAATGTCCAGACTGCATCTGTCTTTAATTGTGATTGTTATTTGCACGCTCACTGGCTTGCTCCTTTGTCCCTACACTGCTTAATCATGTCGTCTATTGCCTGCCTGACTACTGGCCAATCGTCCGCGTCTAGCCGTAACTCCGCTTGATTGCTTAACAACCCCGGCTGTTTGACGCAGACAAACTCCCCTCCGCCTTCGTCTTCAATCGAGACAACCGTAGCACGCTCGCTGTAGATTTCTTCACCAATCGGAATAACGACAACGCTCATTGTCCGCACCTCAAATGATGTGCTCATTTCGCCACCTTCCCCCGTAAAGTCTTCCGCACTTCCCGGTAATCATGTTCTTTGACCATCGCCTTGGCGACTTTTTGCACTTCGCTCAATGGCAAATTCCCCGCAACGCAAACCAAGTAGCTCCGATACGTTGGAAACACGTCCAAAAAATTCGCCCACACAATATCAATATGCTCGGCAATCGTCCGCCCGTCCGGCTCAACCCGGCGAGCGTAGTTAATCGCGTTCGCTTGATAGCTCGTCTGTCTTTCGTCCACTGGTATTGCAATCACATCAACCCCCGCTCTCGATAGGAATAAAAACTAACAACGTTTTCTCTTGCTCTTGGCTGCCGACTTTGACTTGCCAACTGCGGACTTCTTGGATGTGCGCGGCTGAATCGTCCGGTAATAATCCCCGATGCACGCACCCATCAATTGCGGCTTTTGCACTGACTCCATCTGCGTCGCAGAGCCGACAACGGTAATTGATGACAACGAGACTAGTTGGTGTACTAAGTGCCGGACCTTGGCTCGCTTGAATCGATTCATCGCTAGCAAGTAATTCCAGCTCGGCATCTTCACCGGCACTTCGACTACTACGCTTCCGCTTGGCAGCTTTTCGAGCCATTCGCTTACTTCTTTGTGGGTTGATGGTGGTGGGTTGGACAACTTACTTATGCTCCCCATAACGCTCGACAAGCTCCATGCAGCGAGCGTAGAGCCTGTCGTAGTCGTGCTCTTCGATTAACGCACACAGCAACTCGTCTCGCAAACTTTGCTGGCAATACGGGCAACTACGAATCCACGAATAGAACCCGTGGACTTCGCAAACCGCTGCCTCGTCTAAGTATTTCATCCCTCGGTAAGTTTGCTGCTCGCTCACAACGATTCCTCCTTAACAAACACGCCGCCGATGCAAACCCCGCGGCGATCCTTGATCTCTTCCCACGCCGCTTCTTGGCACTCGTTCAAAGGCAAATGCCACTGTTCGCCAATTCGAGCGAGACAATACCACGCTTCGCCAATCGCCAAAACGATTTTCTGCTGCGAGTCTTTTGTCAGCCCGTCCGCAATCTTTCCAACCGCCTCGGCCAAGAACGGGACGGTGTAGCGTTCGCGGGCAATCGTCGAACGCTCTTGAAACGTTGATTTGTCAATAAACGCAGATTTGCAGGTCGCGCTATCGAGTCCACGCTGGCACGCGATTACCGTCAGCACAACAGCACAGTCGCCAATCGCGTCCTGAAGCTCGCCAGCGTCCTCTTCGGCAATCGCCGTGAGCAGTTCCGCCATTTCTTCAACGAGCTTGCCGTACTGATTCCAACACGTTGAGCCATCTAAAATCCGCCGCTCGTCGGCCCAGGCTATTACTCGGTGTTCCCAGGGTTTCTGTTCGCTGCTGCTCATAAATCAAAACTTTCAAAAAGGGGTAGAATCTGCCATCTCATAATCTGAAAAACTCGGCTCATAATTTGGCATATCCCTTGCCCCTTTGTCCTTAAACGTTGTAGTCCCAGGATCAAAGTTAACTTCCACGCAACCAGTCGAGCCTTGACGGTTCTTGGCAACGTCTAAGGTCGCCTCGGTAGATGCTTTGTTTTCGCGATTGAGCAGGATAACAACGTCCGCATCTTGTTCAATCGCGCCGCTGTCCCGTAAATGGCTCAGCATCGGCTGGCCTTTGTCCGCCTCCCGGTTTAACTGGCAAAGCACAATCACCGGAACCTCAAGTTCCATTGCCAAATCTTTTAGCTCGGCACTGGCCTCTGATATTTGTTCGTAGCGCGGTCGCCGCGGGTCGTTAGCTTTGATCAAGCCGAGGTAATCCACCACCACCATCGACAGCCCGCCCATCCCACGTTTCAGTCTTGCCGCCGCACGAATCTTGCTGACTGTTACGTTTCGCGAGTACAGCAAGCTCAAGTCCACCTGCTTAATAGACTCGACCGATTCCGCCACCTTGTCGCGGTCAATGTCGGTTATCGCAGCGGCCCGCAGTTCAGCCATCGAGATGCCAGTTTCTTTTGCCAGTAGCCGCATTGCCAATTCGTAGCCTTTCATTTCCAGGCTGGCCAACAACACAGGCCCCTGAGTTCTCGCCACTTCAACGCAAACCTGCGTTGCTAATGCTGTTTTCCCTACCGACGGCCTAGCAGCGATAATTACCATGTCACCGCCAAACAGCCCGCCTACCATTCCATCCAGCGACCGCAGCCCCGTGGATAAACCCGTGGTCTGCTTCAGCTTCATTGCCTTGTCAATTCGCCCCAGTGCCTCCTCTGCCGACTCGCCAATCGTTTGCAGCCCGATTCCACGCTCGCCCGTTAGCGCGTCAAGCTGCGAATCCAGCCAGCCGGCAATCGCCGCCGGCTCGCTGTCGGCTTGTATCTTTTGTTCCAGTTGTTCTTTTAGTCGTCCGAGGTGTCTCATCTGTGCCGCGCGCCTCACGACCTTGCAGTGGTATTCCACGTTCCCCGGTATTGCATTCGCCCACGTGGCAAGCCCCTGCTGCCCTCCTAGCGACTCCAAAAGCCCCGTTTGCGTAAACAGTCGCACTAGCTGCCGTAAGTCATTTACCGGCCCTCCTGATGCCCTGAAATCCCGCATTACGTCCCACGCCTTGCCGTGGGCTTCCGTTTGCCAGTCAGAGCGATGGAGGCTTTCGCCTACGATGTCGATTACGTTGGGATCGCATATTGCAGAGCCGAGAATCGATACTTCGCTGTCGATGATGTCTTCAAGCTGTGGCATGGGCTGATTCCTTTGCTGCTGCGGCTGCCGCCGCTTCTCGGGCGTGGCGTTCCGCCGCTATTTCCCAGACCATCTTGCCCCGTGGTCGCTTGTTGACCGCTGGGTCCGGCTTGGTTGGCTTTGCTTTTGACAACCAGCCGTTTACAAACCGCTTCATGCCGCCTGGAGTCTTCTGCTTAGCGGGGTTGCTGATCAGCCAAATTTTCATGGCCTTGCACTCCGCATAGATGTCATGGCGCGGATAGGCTTTAACCAACTCCTGCCAAAACGAATCCTTCAGTTCCCACTCGCTGCCGTCCTTTGTGGGGAGAGTTCCCCAAACTTTTTCCGGCGGCGAGGGAGCGGTAGCGACCACCTGATCCTTTCCTTTCCCTTCCTTTCCTTTCCTTTCCGGGCGTGGAACGTTCTCGGAGTCTTCCGGGAGTATTCCAGGAACGTTCTTGGAATGGTCTTGGAATGGTGCAGAATCCTCGTTATTTACGGTGTTTTCTTGTGGCTCACCTTGCTCCCAAAGTGCAATCAGCTTGGACTTCTGCGGTTTGTCGATTCGCTGATGCTCCAGAAAATTCACGACCCGCCCGATAGTCTTTCCAGAGCACTCCCGGACCTCTACGTAACCAATCCGGGACAATTCCTGGAGTCCTCCAAGAACGTTCTGGGAATGTTCGTCGAATGGAAAACACGCCGCACGAACCAACGCCGGATTTGCCAAGAAAAGCCCTTTGTCGTCCGAGTGGTTTAGCAGTGCGATGGCTAGTAGCCTTGCTCGGTCGCTAAGGCTGGCTAGCTCTTCGTTCAGCCAAAATTCAGGCTTGATGGTTCTGATGCGTGCCATTGCAAATGCCTAGCGTTTGTTCCGTCAAAAACGTTGAATAAACCGATTACCCGCAAGCGAAAAAGGCTTGCGGGTTTTCTTTTAAGTGACTGCTACTGCTTCCTGCCCACGGGACATCTGTTTTTCATTGCTTGATCTGCAAGAAAACAAAGTGGCAGCCGATTTTTTGCAGTCGCTTTAAAGTTGTAAATGTCTTCAAGTTGCTGCATTTGCTCGACCAGCGTGCGGCATTTCTTGACCATCGCTGTGTTGCTTAAAACTCTGGCCTTAAAAACATCAGCCGAAAACTCCGGCACAAAAAGGCACCTAGAAATTGCCTTTGTAAAAATCGTGTCCGTTGCGATGTCCAATCGATGGCAATATAGGATAAGATCACGAATCTCAGCGGCGTGCTTTTCTCCTCGAATTTCAATCAACCCGTCCTTAAATCTTTTAATCAAGTTTCCGGACTGAGCTGATTCGCCTCCGAGAATTGATACACAGGCATTTAGGCTAATCCCTGTCTCCAGATGGTATTCTTTAATTCGCTGGTAAGCTTGCAACCCACATCGTACATACGACTCTAAGTAGTCGTGCATCCTCCATTGATTAGTTGCTTTTTCCAGCTCATGAATCGTAGCACTGTCTTCTGAAATGACGTAATAGACTGCAATGCCTAATTCTTGGGCGCACTCAAACCGGTGGTGTCCTGCCTTAATTGTTAGCCGATTGCCGATTCCCTTTGAGCAGTGAATTGGGTAGGCCGGTATGTAGCCATGCTCCTTCATGCTTGCCAGCAAGTTTTTTTTCTTTGACACACTCCTGTTAAACTGGCAAAGCTCGAATCGTCCATAATCTTTTGTTGTTGATAATTTAGCGACCATCTGTTTTCCCCGTTTGTAATTGAATCCAATCGACAACCTTTTTAAGCGCGTCAGCCCTATACTTATTGCTGAGCGGTATTCCCTTTAGCTGAGTGATTGCAACGTCAGCCTTCGTTAAAGCAAACACATCGCTTTGATTGTGCTCGCCAGCGTGCTTCGGTTTCTTTTCTGGCTTTTCCACCTCTTCCTTTTTGCGTCCGGAAGTTTTTGCGTAATTGCGATTTGGCAATGAATCAATCGCCGCTTGCTGTTCCTCTGGTGGGTCATTTGCCACGATGGCCGCACTGCTTACTGCTATGCGTCCAGCGTCAACTGCTTTTGCAAGGTCTGGTATTCCCCGCTTAATTACTCGCGTCGCGAGGTCTACCGACTTACCAGATACCCCGAAAGCCTTGCCGGCGGCGTCGCGAGCGTCACCCTTAACATCCGGTAAATTTGCCGGACCTTTTTGTCCTCTACCTTCGCTAAGCTTCTGTCGCTCCTTAGCCTGTTTGTCGTAAATATCTCGTGCCCGTGCCGCGCACATTGACGACTGAGACGGGGTGAGGTGCCGACGGTGAAGATTTAGGCTCAACACGTAAGATACAGGGTCGTTAACCTCATTGCCTGCGTTAACAGTTTTTGGCGTTATGCCTCTAAGCTTGCAAGCAATCCAGCGATTGCGACCGTCCAGTATTTTCCCGTCAAGCATAATAATGTCTTCACGTTGACCATTCCTTTGAATGTCATCGGCAAGCTCATTTAACTCCAACTCTGCCATCATTGGAAAAATACATGCAGCAGGATGCCAATCGTCCCGGTGCTTAATTCCTTCCTCATTGATCATATAAACAACTCCCTTGAATTTGTAAAAACTTTACTTCCTCCACCGTCCCTTATTCACAACTTTCCCCGCCTTAATATCCGCCTGCCATTTCAGCCAGTCCATCGTTTTAGCCCACCGTTTCTTACACTCGGCAACCTCACACACTGCACACCGCCAGCGGTTATCGCAGCCGAGCATATTTTTCAGCCTCCCGCACTCGCACGCCGGAACTTGCGAGAGCGGTATATCGTCGTAGCCGTCGCTCACTAGAAAGGCGACTCGTCAGCGGGATCGACAGCCGCCGCGGGTTGGCGGTAGTCCTCGGGTGGGCTGTTGCTGTGAAGCTGCTTGTATTCAGGACTCTCGGCAATCAGTTCTTGCATCCATTCCGGCAAGTCGGCAAACACCGCGGGGTCGTAGTCTTCTTCGTCCAGCGACAGATAGACCGGTGCGTTTTCCAGCTCGGGCGTGGTCGTGCCCTTTGGTAACGAACCGATGCTGTTGATGTTGGCGTAGGTCTTATCGCCAACGTCATTGTGGACAACTTGAAGGAAACACCCTTTGCCAAGCAGATTGCGAATATCAAAACCATTTGGCCCAAAATCGCTATCTTGAAACTTTTTGCCTCGCCACGATTCGAGGTCTCGCCGCATTGTTGCTTTTTCGTTGCTGCTGAACGTGTAGCGTTTTTTAACCATGAAAGGCCGTCCATCGCTCATCCGTTCGTGCGGAAGCTCCCAGCCAATAATAACCTTACGCTGTTCCTTTTCGTTGTCCTTGTAGACAATCTTATGCGTGCCCAAGTCGATAACCTGAAAACACACCGCCAAATGGTTTCCGTCTGGAGTCAACTCAAAAGCGGATTCCCCGCCACTGCTTTTTGGTAATTTCATATCATTTCTCTCACTGGTTAAAACGTTACAAACTTAAAACAACCTTCCTTGATGCCTTTGCTCATCCCAAAACATACGGTCCAGCGTATGCCACAATTCCTCCCCGTTCTCCGCTCGCTCGCAGAGAACGTTAAATTTTTCCGCACTCCCCGGCATTGCCGAAGTTGAGTAACGAGCCTTCTTTGGCTTGTAATCATCATCACTCAATAAACGCGATAAATAACTCCTTGCGCGACGAGCGGGCCGAGGCGAGTCCTGTCGAGTAGTGGCGTCCGCCGATGGTTCGTTCGCCGGCGTTGAAGTATTCGATTTCCCGCCGGTCTTCCGCCCACTCTTTGCGGAATCTTTCGCAGTTCGCTTCGATTTCTTTCGCATCGGGCACATAGAAGTCGCTCACTAGTTCGTAATAAGAGACACAGTTGCCCGTCACCGCACATTCAATCACCGCTTCATTTTCCGGCGTCCACACACCCACCGGCTGGACGATACCAAGTAGACGCAACCGTTCGGGCTTTACTTGGCTGTAGTCGCGTTCCAGGTGAGCCTGCCTTGCGATCCTTGTCATTAATCTCACTCCGTAGGATTCGGATACTTTTTGGTGCGTCGATTGCAACTCGACAATTACCGCGGTGGCACTGGTCGATAAGGACCTTGAACGTCTCGCCGGTTGCCGTTGTAAATGTCAGGCTTTCGCCGCTTCGTCGTGTCAAAACTAACATTGGTAACTTCCTTGTAGGTTGTAATTAAAAGTAAAAACAGCCAGCTCAGCCGTAGCCGATCAGCTTCCGCCCCTCATCACGCGGGAAAGGTAACACGCCGACGCCTCACATTCGTCACGAGGTAGCGGTGCCCACTGGCTTAGATAAATCCCCGGCGAGTCCAAATAAGCTACGTCGCTTAGATGTCATTCGTCCCTGCAACCGTGGTTGTAGGCGACTCGCTCGGGGGTGAGTTGGTTGGTTATAGGCTTTCGATTTGTTCCACGTCAAAGTTTCCGGCGTTGTCGCTGGTTACTAAGTAGTGCTTAAAATCAACCTGCACTACAAAGCGGTTGTTCGTTCCGACGCGCCCCCTTAAGTCTTTACACGCCGCGGTGAACTCTTTCGACGCTTCGTTAAAACGTTCCGAGGATCGCAAGTAACGACTGACGGAAAGGTGGGTTGATACTCGCTGTTCAATGTCCATTGGTTTGCTATTCATTACTGCGGCCCCAGAATATAAAATGCAAACAAAACGACACAAAAAACCATTGTGCACAAACCCGCAAGCATTAATAAATGCAAGGCAACATCTGCGATGTTAATATCTGTTTTTGCTTTTCTTGACTCGCACCAAGAGCATTGTGTCTTGAGCCTCTCTTGCTGCTTGTCAAATTCAGCACGATGCTTTTCGCACAACTGATCTGGCTTAAACATGGACAGCGAGCTGACTACCTCGTTCAAATCATTTTCGCTATTCATCTTCTAATTCCTTAATGGCCGCTTCACGGTTGCGAGCTTCGATCACATCGCAATAAAGAAGGCACGCCCACACAAGCAGGCTTACCAAAATGAACCCGGCAGCCAAGCCGCTGCAAAAGCTTTCGAGGTGGCTCATTGGCTCGAATCCTCAGTGTCGAGGACTTCGCACTCTTGCCATCCGCTGTGCTGGCAGAGCCAAGTTCCGTACTTGTCGAACTCACGTAAGCCGCAAAGCTTGCCGCCGCACCATTCATTAGTGGCAGGCCCTCGAAAGCGTGCTGGAACGTCCCTGCCTTGCAGACTGCGCACAACGTCCTCAAGCGTTGCCGGTCGCCAACGTTCAACGCGTTCGAGGATGAAGTATTGGCCTTTGCTGGGGTCGCTTAAATTCCAGCGATCAACGCCGCTGTTACTGTTCAAGAACAGCGTCCCTAGTAGCACATGGCCGAAACCGACGCAGCGGTAGCCGTCGGGGACTTCAATTTCGATCTCTAGTTTTTGTTTTGGCATTTTGTGAGTCCTTATGCTGCGAAGATGTGTTTGCGGACGAGACGCTTAATGGCAATCTCAAGAATTGAATGGTTGTAAAGAAAGCCGTGGTTTCGCTTAGCCATCGCCGACTTATCGCGGCAGGTGTCGTACAAGGCACGAATTACAGGCAAAGCAAGTTCTGGGTGTCGCTTTGCAACTAACTGCTCACGCTCGACGTAGCGGCTAGCAAGCTGACGCGAGCCGGAAAGAAATGCTGCGAAATGCCCGTCGCCTGGCGATGGCGTGCAGCTTGGCTCGCGGTTAATCCAAAACCCTTTTTGAGTGAACACCGCTTGCGCGTTTAGCAGCCTTCCTGGGTAGTTGTTTTGATGCAAAACAATTAACCGTGTCTCGGCTTGCTTTGCCTTGTCTTTACCGTCAAACGTCGCGATGACTTGGAATTCTGGACGGCATCCACAAATTGCGAGCTCTGCTGTCCAAAGCTTCCGCCTTGCTGTTCCGTCAGCGTAGCTTTTGTGATATTTACTGCGAGCGTTTGCACTGCACGTCATTCCGACGTAACGAACAAAACCGTCCCTGGGGTCACGCAACACGTAAACGTGCCACTGCTTGTGCATTCCCGTTCTCCTGAATGGCGAACGGTCGGGACAGAAGCCCCTAGAAGTCCACCAGCGAGTTAAATACGCTGGCGTTGATTCCTCTTAGTGCAGGAATCGAAACCAGCAACAACTGTGACGCTGGTAGTTTTATCGTTAAAGAGAATAGTCGTCAACAGGAATAACGACTATTTTGTACTTTTTCCGCGCGGTCTTCCGGTGGATGGATGAAAATCACGCATTTCCTCGGCTGATTTTCGGTCAACAGCCCACGCGCGAGCGTTAAATTTAACGCCCTCAAGCGTTCCGTCGTTAAGTAATTGGCGCACTCGCGACTCGTGACAGCCGATAATTTCCGCTGCCTCTTTGACGTTTACGAAGTTCGACGTTTTCATTTGACAAATCATAGGGCACGAGTTTAGCTGGTATCGATAGAACGAGCAATAGAAAAAAGCGTTGCAGGCTGGTTGTCACAGGTGTTGCTGGAAAGCAATCCATACCAGTCTGAAACGCTTAGACGAGAGAATGGATCTCTAGTCGATTGACCCCTACAACACTCTACGTTTTTTCCCTACCTCTCCTTAACTTGCGCACTACTCTCTATAGGAGGGTAGAAAGATGAAACTACTAGACTTCTTTGAAAACATTTATTTTCCAAAACGATTACGCGGAAAGTCCGAAAGATCGGCAATTCTGTACCGGTTATGCGTAAAACGCTTTTCAGAATCACTCGGCAGGACTGCCGAAGTAGCCGATTTGACTGAAACAAACGTTTTGCTCCACCTGTCAAAGCGTCGTAACGTCGCGCCAGCAACTCGAAACAAAGAGCTCACGCAACTGTTGGCCATGTGGCGGCAAGCAGTTAGGCAAAACTTGCTGACCGACTGGCCCGACATTGACGAGGAACACGAACCGGAACGAGCTCCGATAGCGTGGATGGAGCCGCAAATCCGTCAACTACTGGAATCCGCAGCGACAACAAAAGGCGAGCTCTCTGGCGTGCCGGCGGGTTTGTGGTGGCCTGGATTGATCCGCCTCATGCTCGACACAGGCGAGAGAATCGGTGCAATCCGCAAGGTGGAGTGGACGTGGTATCAAGGCGATTGGCTACTTGTGCCCGCCGAAGTTCGGAAAGGAAAAACGAGAGATCGACGCTATCGGCTGTCGGACGAAACCTGCGAAACAGTCGAGCAGATACGAAAGTACAGCGGCAACGGAACCGCCATTTTGCCTTGGCCGTATGTCGAGAATTACTTGTTCAACCGCTACCAAAAGATCGTAAAAGCTGCTGGACTACCGACCGGGCGAAAATATCAAACCCACTGCCTTCGCAAAACTACTGGCTCGGTGGTTTACGCCGCTGGCATGGATCCACAAGAGACGCTCGATCATTCGGACCGCCGCACGACTCAACGATACCTCGATCCGCGTTACACTCGTCAGCGTCAAGCCTGTGACGCGCTCGCTGAGTTCCTAGGCAATCCGCAGGGCGACAGAAGAAAAGGCACCGACCGCCGCAAAACCGGCTGACAGCTCGCTATAATGGCGACCCGTCCGACAGATTCCTAACCACAGAGCCAAAAATGCAAGAGCCGAACCTGGGCGTTGCCGCCGTGTTGTCCTTCCTAATTCCCGGCCTCGGGCAAATTTACCGTGGCCAAGTCGCGGCGGGGTTGATTTGGCTGATAATTGTTGTGGGCGGGTATTTCGCTTGTCTGATTCCCGGCTTGTGCCTGCATGTAATTTGCATTTTCGCGGCCGCGATTAGGTGACAGGCGTGCCGGTGACGGTGAAGTCCTCGCTGCCGGTGATAAGCAATGGAATGTCATACTGCACAGTTCCGGTAATTCCATCGAAGCCGCGAGCCGCAAAGGTTAACTCTGCGCCAGCAAATATCGGCCCGAAATTTTGAGACTCGGCAACTAGGTTTTCAAGTAAACGCGTTGGAAATCGATAAAGGAAAACATTTGTGGTTTCGCCGCTAAATCCTGACGCTGCGTAAACCAGTCGGCCGTACAGTGTTCCGCTGGTTGTGTTGCTGCTTGTCGCTCCGATCAAATCCCAGTTGCTAAATCTAAAAGCGGCATCGCCGTCGTCCACCCAAGGCGCACCGTATTCTGTGTCGCCCGCTTCGCAGCAACTGCAATTTCCGCTCGGAGGTCCAAACCATCTTGCCATTGGTTAACCTGGGCAGGGTGCTTGAATCATCACAAACGTTCCGCCAGATAGCATACAAAAGCCCTCTAGTACGTTCGGACCGAAAATACTTAATCCGTCCGTGACGACAGCGGATTTTCCAGTAGGCAACTGAGTAGCATCAAGCCAATGAATATCCGCGACACCATTTCCGAAGTTGCGGTTTTTGAAGATAAACAGTCCGTGAGAAATCCGAATTGCTTTTGCGTTGTAATCTTGGTTTGCATTTTGTCCGCTTAGGTTTTCGATCGGTGCTACCGCAAACATGCCGCCAGCGCGTGCCGAAAGTTTGTACGAATTAACCACCGGTGCGAACGTTGCAAATCCAGTGTTATGGACTAGCGGAGGCTGCCCGAGGTCCGCGTTGACTTTGTAGACCGGCCCCGGCTGCGCGATGCTCATTCCGCCAGACGGCACTTCTTCGCCAGTGCTGAATATGATTGGAGATGCCCCGGTCGCATCCATAAAGTTTTGTCGATTGACAGTGAAATAGTCGCGGGTGTCATTTGTAACGAGCGTTGCCGCTGTTAAGCATGAATAGGGCGGAATTGTTACGCCTGTTGTATTGACCCAGTAGACCGGCTGCTCTATCGGCCTATCCTCGACGCTTCCGCCGATCCGATTAAGCAAACCGCTAGCCTTAATGCGTCGAGCGGTTTCGAGCACTAGGCGAGCGTCGTCGGCAGATGCAAAGGCAACAAAGTCAGCCACGGTTAGCCTTGTGTCGTCAGGCGAGCGTTAATGTCTGAGACTTCGACAATTACAGCGGTCCCGGTCGCCGCGTCAGTGATCGCCGCTGTCAGCCGAAGGTAAAGCAGGTCACCAGCGACCAAGCCCGAGGAATCGATTGTAAAGTCGGCGTTGACTTTTGTTAGCGAGTTGACCGACACCGCACTGGTTTGGCATAGGTCTGATCCGACACCGCCATCTAAGTCGGCTTCGTAAACTTCCAAATCGACGCTCGCAACGTCGTCCGAAATCGTCGTCACCATCCCGCCTCGAACGCGAATAACCAGCGTGCCAGCCGATACGAAGTTATGCGGAACCCGGAACGCGAACCCGGCCCGCCGCGTGATTGTGGTTGCCTTGCCGTCGCCGCTCTGTAGCGTCGGTGTGTCGGTGCCCCAGGTGCCCGTGATCAATCCGAGATCATCGTTAGCCGCTGTTGATGGCACCAACGCCCGAAAGTCATCCCAAACCCGCGCGTCGGTTAGTGGAATATCGAAAACCTGCGTTGCTTGTTGTTCCAGCTTCGACGGTTTGATGCCTGCCGCGCTGTTTATATCAACGTCTTTAATGCCGCCGTCTGGAAGCTGCAAAGATAGGTTCGTAAGTGTTGTGCCCATTATTAACTCAACATCCCAAGAAGGTTGAACGGCAGGCTTCCCAGCCGCTTGAATTCTAGCCAGTGTGCGTTTGTTGGGTCTAGTTCCCGCGTGCCGTCTGGTTTTAGCAGAACCGGCTTCGTTGCGTCGGCACCCGATACCGTCGCCCGCGTGATCCGCCCCGCCGAGTCTTTGACATACATTCCTTCATGTCGAACGCGAGCGTACCAGGCTTTGTCGTTCGTTGTCCGATAAGGATAGCGAAACTGAAACGCGGCGTTGACCTCCCAGTAGGCTCCATCCTGCGGACTTGGCCCGATGTTCGTCACATCATTTGTGCTGTTCTTTGCTGTTGCCTGGTACCGAATCAATCGAACCGTTCCAGGTGCCCAGCCAGCGAAAATGTCGCTGTTCGTTGCTTGCCGGTAAGGTGCGATTGCAAACGTGTTGATCGATGCGAAGTTGCGTTTGACCGTCAATATTTGGTCAACAATCGGAATTGTAACGCCCGTGATCGGTTCGTTATTTGCCGTTACGATCGGGTTGCCGTCGAAGTCCTCGTCAGTTGGCTCTGCCGTCTCAACGTCCGACCAGCTAAGTTCGGGAGGTGCCGTTAGCGGGTTGCCGTTCAGTGCCGTCACACTGACGTTGCCCGACCACTTGACCGTGACCACCCAGTAAATTGGCGATATTTTGACCGGAGTTACCGACCGGCAGAAAATGAAGAACGAAGCACCCAGCCGATCGCCGATCGCTGGTATGTCCTCGTGCCCAAGAACATCGAGCCGCGTAGTATCTGGACTCGTCGTAGTTACTTGATAAACGTCGGTTTGGCTTAACGTAGCCGTCTTCAAGTCTTGCGACTCGATCGACGAATCGTTGTTCGACCACATTAGCGAAACGGAATCAACAGCCATTATTGCACCGTCCCAACGATAATTGGGGGCTGGCCTTCGATCGGCTTCATGTCCTGGATGAATTTTGACATTTCAGCGAAAGCCTTGGTTTGCCTTTGCTGCTCTTTAAGCTGATCCGATGCGTTTTTCAGTAGCTCCCGCTCAAACGGCTTTTCGACCGTCCCGCGAGTTTGCAACCGCGACTCGGTAGCTTGCACCGGCTCTGCAAATCGCATGGCTCCGATGTCGAGCGTCGACAGGTCCGGCATTTCAATGCCGACATTTAGCTTGCCAACTTTGTTTAATTCTGCCAGGTTTGACTGGTACGTTTTATTGAACTCGTCGGTCAGGTTGCTGGCGATCTTCGACGATCGCTCTTGCAGCATCTTTTCGGTGGCCGTCTGCGCCCGCTCGGCTATTTCCGGCAGTGCTTGGGTCTGTGCTTCAAAGCCTTGCAACAGCGACCCCGACAGGGCATCACTGATCGACAACGCAAGATCTACCGCGCCGTCCTGGAATCCTGATTTCAAGTAGGTCAGCAAATTATCGCCAACCGACATTATTTTTATTGCTAGGTTGCCAAACGCGATCGACACCGCGTTAAATGCGTCGGCCATTAAGCTGGTGAAGTTGTCTGCGAACCATGACGCGAACGCGGGAATCTCGACAGTTAGCAGATGCCCAACGTCAGCCGCGAAAGTCGTCATTGCTAGCAGTGCTTCGGTGACTGCAAACTCGATGATCGCTGGGATATTGCGAAACGCCACCTCGAGTGCGGTAATCCCGAAAATAACACCTTCGGCCACCGACCGCACGACATCGACCAAGCTGTTCGCCACGTCGCCAGCGACACCAAATGCCGTCGCGAATCCCTGTGCCATATCAAACGCAATTCGCACAATCGACGAGATAACCACGCCAATTACTGCGCCCACCGTCCGCATGATTTCACCAGCCATTTGGAACACCGGCGCGAGCGACTCGAACGACCCCGCAACCTGATCAATCGCCGGTTGAACAGTGTCGGAGACCGCTGAAATAAATGATCCCATCGCACTGCGAACAAAATCAAACGCAGGTGCTAACACTTGGCCAATCTGCCGAGATAGCTTTTCCTGTGCCGACTGTAGCCGCTCCATGATGCCGATCGAATCACCAGCCTCGGCGGTCAGCATCGCCAGCCCCCGTTCGGCATGTGCCGACACCAACGCCATGCGCTCCTGGTGCGTGTTTGCTAGCTCAATGCCTGGAATCAAGTTTGACAGTGCGTCGGCGTTTCCTAGCATCGCATCGCGTAGCGCACTGATCGCTGTTACCTGATCGGTGCCGGTCGCCTTAGCAAGCCCTTGGGCAATCACCGTCGCATCTTGTGCCGCGTCGGCCGTCATCCCGATTGCCTGTGCGTGACGCAGTGCCGCGAGCGTTGAAGCGACTGACGCGTTCGTCGTGTCTTGCACTTGCTCGGCAAACGCGATCTCGGCCTCGGTCGCTAGTCCGACCTCCCGCGACCGCTGCGCGTATGCCTCCACCGCTTCGCCCATTCCAGCCACCGCGTTGACAGCAGCAGTAAACGCCCCGGTCAGTGCTTTGGTTGCCGAAATAGCGATCCCAACGCCAGCCGTGATCCCAGCAAGCGAAGCAAAACTAAGGTTGACCGTGCTTGCCGAGTCATCGACCGACCCTGCGGTTTTGCTCATCGACGTAGCAAGACCCTGCGTCGATTTAGATACGTCACCGAGTATCTTCGACGCTTCGTCCTTTGCTCCGATTACTATGTCGATGTCGCGTTTTGACATTCTTAACGACCGCTCCGGTTTGTCCGTTCTTCGTCAATTTTGTGCTGGTCTGACTCTAACGCCTGCCAGCACGCCAGGAACCAAGCTGATTGGTCTAGGATCGCACCTGCGACCGGCAGTAACCCATTCCCCGCGTGTCCGGCCAAGTTGATCGCATCGCAAATGCCAGCGACATACTTTTGCGGGCATCCGTCAACCGTCATCACACCCGTCCCATTGCAGGTGGGGCAAACGGCATCCGTGCCGATTGACCCAAATTCCTCACATGTCACGCACGCTATCTCTATGCCTTGCTCGTCGTCCAGGCATTGCCTGCCGCATCCACGGCACAACAAGCCGCTGCGAATTAGCGCGGCGACTCTAATTTTTTTCGCTGTTCTTTGGTCAAGTGCGTGGTCGCTAGCACCCTGCC